CGTTCCGAAAATTGCTATTTGTGCCGCTGCCGTTTTTGCAGATTGTCCAAAACTTTGCATATTTCTGCTGCTAGTAGATGTGTTTATTTTATCTACGCCGCCTGCTGCTTTTGTTGCGCCACGTTCAAAATCAGTAAGGTCTTTTTCGGCTTTTTTTGCAGATTCCCCAAGGTTGTTTAAGTCTTTTTCGCCTCGCTTAACATCCGTCGTATCTACTTTTATTCCTATCGTAGAAATATCCATGTCTACCCCATTTTTGCTTTTTCTAGAGCTACTACAAACTTTACGGCTTTGTCGTAGTCTGCATGCTCTTTATCTTCCAATATCGGCACAATAGAGTTCGGAATGCTATACTCTTCCGTGTCGTACAGCTCTTTAAGAAACGCTGCGGACATTTTTCGCAGTGTTTCCACTTCCCAGATTTTTAGCTTTTTATCCATAAGCGTTACGTATGCGCTTATTTCCGTGTAGTTCAAAACTGCTTTTGCATCTCCTGCGCCGCTTATGTATCCAATATTTGCAGACAGTCTTAGCATATATGCAAAATGTTTAACATAAGGAGATTTTAATATTAGCTCGTTATTTTCGTAGAGTTCTGCGCGCTGTTTGTTTCGTCCCTTAGGAACTGCGCTAAGCCAGCCGATGTGGCCTACCGCTGCGCACAAATCCTCTACGACACTTGCAAAAAATTCTCCGACCTTGCTACAAAGCTATCTACCTGTTTGTGCAGCCAAGACGCTTCTTTAAACAGTTTTACTGCCTCTTTTGTGCTAAATTTAACAACTTTGCCGTTACGCTTTAAGTTTTTCCAGCCCTTAACGCATTTTGCTAAAAACTCCATGCCGTCTATCTTGTTTTCAACAAGTTCCGTTGCAGCTTTTCTAAATGTATCCGTATGCGGTGCATACACCGTTACGGTAAGGTCTGTATCTTTGCCGGTTGTCGGGTGCTTGATTACAATGTCCGCAGTTTCTAACTCGATTATGTTTCCAATGTCCATCTCTTCTCCTTTTCTATTATACTACGCGTCTAAAACGTCTGCTTTCCAAGTTACGTTTACATCAACATATCGAATGTCGTCTCGCGCTCCTCCTGCATCTACGGCAGATACAATATGCCCGATGTTGTATCGTTTTGTTCCGTCTGCAAACTCCATTTTAAACGAATAGTTATCGTACGTTTTTGCCGCATTTTTTAGCAGCGTAAGCCCTGCGTCTGTGCTGTCGTCTACACATTTTAAAGAACCGCTTCCCATGCTGTAGCCGCCCTTTGCGACACAATCTTGTGCAGACCCCATCAGCTGCGCCGTCACTTCCGTGTGTTCGCGACCCATGCTTGGAAGCTCTGTGTGCGACAATACCTCTGTCCATGCTACTGCTGCGTAGTCTGCTTCCGTTAGTGCCTGTCCCGGTGTTACGATAGGCATGTCCGCACTTACAAAAACTCGAGTGCCGGAGAATGTTTTTACATTAGTACAACCCATTTTTAAATTCCTTTACATTTTATATCTATTGTTAAGCTGCGCACATAGTACGCCGCCGCCTGCTCGCTAAAATCCGTTACGGTCGGTGCTTCTACTACTTCTATAGCAAAAGTAGCGTTTTGTAGCACTGTACCTACTTTAAATCTTTCTTGCAACACGTCTATATATTCCGTGTTTTTCTTTAGCCCACGCCCGCGTTTTGTCGCAACGTCTAATTGTAACAAAAATTCGTGTCGTGTTGCAGTGTTAAGAATATTTAGCGTTTCGTTTCCTACGTTTAGCATGCCTACGCCGACATAATCGCCTTTTGGCTTTGCACACGCATTAGGAAAAAGCACCTGCGGCAATCCTGTTGTGTCGTGTATATATGTATATAGCAAATCTTCAAGCGCGCTTAATTGCATCTCGTAATGCCTTTCTAAAGTTTCGTACGCTTACACGTACCATTCCAGCAGGTGCTTTAATTCTACTCTTTCCAAACTCTATGCTCTTTGCATATTTTACGGAGTTTGTAAAAAAGTAAACATCGCCTTTTGGTATGCCTCGCAAAGGAGAAAACCCGCCTGTGCGCTCCGATGTTGCCGTGTTAGGTGCGACAACTGAAGGCTTCCAGTTGTTTACAAGATTGCCGGTAAGTACTGGGGTTCGCCGCATAATTTCGTTGCTTAGTTCAAGCTTCGCTTGCGTAATAACCTCATCAATTTTCTTGCCTGTCTTTCGTGCGTACTCTTGCAAATCTATAGAGAAACTAGCCATTATGTCGTCCCAAGATAACTTTTGTATACAGATACACATTTTTTCTATAGTTCTCTGTTGTTTCTAACACAACACACTCTATGCCGAGTGCGTCTACAATAGTGTCTCCTACTTCCACATTCTTAGCAGTAGTATATATTTCGGCTACATTGTTTATAGCGTCCGTATAGTACTGTACTGCTTCTGTTTTTCGCATAGGAACAAACACGGCTTTAATCTCTTCGTCTTCAACAATAGCCGGCTCTTCTTTCCAACTATTTGCAGGCATTGCACCGCGTTTTTGCAGCACAAAATCTCTTTGGCCGTACTGCTCTACAAGTCGATCTACTATAGTTTTCATACGCGTTTTGTCCTTAGTGTGCCGCTTTGCACTGTGTATGGATACAGCAGAGAGTATATCTTTTTTACAATAGCTACTTGCGTCTCGTTATATCCGTTTGCGAAATATTCTACTTCCACGGCAGATCCAAGCCGCTCTCGCTTTATGTTTCCGTTAGCGCTTTGTGTGCTGTCTGTTTTTAATAGCTGCATTGCCAAAAGAGTCGCTTTTTTTACATCTGCAGGCACTTCAGTACCGTCGTTGTATTTTACTTTTCTTTCGTCGCACGCTGCATTTCTTATAACAACACGAGGAAATTCCAAGTTTGCGCCTGTAGGATTTCCGTAAAACTTGTAAGAGTCGATATAGTCTGTTGCCTGCACGGAAAGAACTTCTATTTCTGCGTCTGCAAGGACAACGCCACGCGCCGCTAGAAAGTCCTTTGCCTCTTGCAGCGTAACATAACTATCTACTCCTACCGTCATTTACTGCCCCTTTTTCGCTTTTGCTCGTGTTTGCTTTTTAGGCTTTGCTTCTGCTTCTTCAGCTTCTGCTTCTTCAGCTTCAGTTACTTCACCGCCGTAAGGCTCTTCTTTTTTTAAAGTAAGCTTCGGAAATTTCTCGCCTTTGCTTACTTCGCCGCCGTTAAACTTTGCATCTACAATTTCGAGGTTGTTCTCTTTAGCAAGAGTTACAACATCTTCTTTGTACTTCAACGTAGGAAACTCGATATACCACTTTTCCATTTTTTCAGTCCTTACTTAGTTAGTAGCAACCCAGCTGTTCCTTTAACGTCTGTAGCAGACTGCGCCCAGTTTGTGCCGGTTCCGATTGCCGCTTCTGTTGCCGATGTTCCTGTGTAGTTGTACCCAGAGACTTTAACATCGAATGTGTAGTCGGCTTGGAAGTTAGTAGTAATAAGCTCTCCTCCTGCTGTTCGTCCCATTGCTACTTCTGTGCGTCCTTGTGTTGATGTTACGCCGCCGCGGACTAGCTGTAGCACTTTTCCTCCAGATAGAGACGGTGCGTCTGTAACGATAGTCACTTGACCTAAGATGTCTACAATCTGCACATTGTCGGACATGTAAAGGCGATTTTGGTTTGCAATGTTCTCTCCGACAAATTCTGTAAACGTGGCACCGTCCATGACAGTAGCGACAATACGACCGCGGGCATCTCCGAATTTACCGAGGCTTGTGTTTGTCTTTGTGTTGTTAATATTTCCCGTGTACGTTGTTGTAGCTGCTGCGTTGTTTCCGATTGCAGCTACTGCAGCTTCTACAGACACGTTAAGTTGCTTCTGTATAATTGCATTAGATAGCGCTTTTGTGAGTGCATTTAGCCCGTTAATTGGGTCTTGCAGAATATAGCCAAACTCGATAGGCTTAAATGCAATTGGTCCTAAGCTTCCGACGATTTTTACGTCTGTGTCTGTTACGTGTTCCAGGTTTGTAGGCGTAACGTTTCCGTTTGCGTTGTTAATATCTACAATCCGATTGGCATTGTAGAGAGATTTATAGATTGCATTTTCTAAAGATGCTCCGGCAAAATCTCCACTCGTTGCTAGAGTAATAGCACCTCGAGATTTCTCGTTAAAAACTTCGATTTCTTGTGGCAATACTTCCATTAATTGATCGTACGCGATACTCGACATTTGTGTTAGTGTCATTTTTTATTTCCTTACTGTAATTGCGCTATCTTTGCTGCCAAAGACGCTTTTCGTGCCTCTTCCGTACTCATATCTGCTTTTTTAGGAGATGTTTGACTCGGCACGTCAACATTAGATTTGTTTTTTACAAATCGACTTAGCTCTTTTACTACTTCTTTTACATCTTTTGTTAGAACAGCCTCTCCGTCCTTAATCTCGAAGTAGTCATTAGCGAAACGAGACACAATCTCTTGCTCTGTTGGATCTGTTGTAAGCTCTGTAGCAAGTTTTTTAATCTTTAAATCTCGCTCTTTTTTCGCTACATTTGTTTGTAACTCGTTAAGCTTCTGCGAATACTCAAACTTCTCATTTTTGTATTTTTCGCTCAACTCTTTGTATTTCCCCTGCTCTTCGAGTGCTGCCTCTTCGATTCGCTTTTTCTCATCTTCGATTTCTTTTAGCTTAGCCGCTGCTTCTTTAGCTGCTTCTCGCTCTTTTTGCAACGCTGTTTTAAGTCCGTTGTCTTCTACATCTAAGACAAACTTTCCGTCTTTCTCTATATATAAACTCTTAATGCCGTCGTCTAATCCGTCTAAACTGTCAACTGTGTATTTTAGTGCCATCTCGTCACCTTTTTTGTTTTTTTATTTCCTGCTTCTCGCAGATATTCATAAAATTGTAGCATATTTTATAGAGAATGGTAATATTTTATTACCATCTACTCAAATTCTTTGCAAAACACTAAAAATCTCTAACTTACTTTAATGTTCATTTAAGGCGAAATACGTCATAATACTCTTATCAAAAGAAAAAAAGGATTAGAAATGAAAGATTTAAAAATCGAGCTAAACAAAATTCAAGGAGGGTGCAGTTTTTACAGATTGGCTTACGAATTA